AGTCAGTGTCTGTTGAGTTTCCTCTACATCATAAAGGCGCATTTTTGAACGGTCGACACCGATAACGAATCTTTTATGATACGTTGGATCATTGTATCTATTCTTTAATTGTTTGACCATCATCTGGCCTTGTTGCTCTAACTCTTCTGTTGAAATAAGGGCAAACATAAAATCGGCTGTTGCCGGGAGTCCAAAAGACTCGGAGGTGTCCTCAAGGCCGACGTCTGAGTTAGAATTATGAGTGAGGATATCATTGGCATAAAATAAATGATTACCTGAAACTTCAATATCGATTGCATCATCGTAACCTATTTCTTCAATCTGAACTATATTTTCCCACATTTTATAATCTACCTTGTTTAAATCCATTATTAATATACGCTTGTTTTTCCCAAATGTCAATGGAAATGTTTACATTATCTTTATTTACCCAACATGTTCCCTTGCCTGAGATATAACCTTCTGGTATAGGCTGGTTGGCTTTAATTAAAATTCTTTTTTTGTCGTTTATACTATAATAGAATTTTTTATCCTTAGATTGACTAGACAATTTTTGTTTTGTTTCATCCGATGGCCTGGGTCTATTTTTTGCTATATCAGAAAGTTTTTTCTTAGTTTCCTCGGTGTGGCCATGCCCGAATGAGTTAGCATAAAGGCCCAATTTATATCTCTTCTTTTTTGTTTTTGATATTTTTTCCCTAGTCGATTCTTTTGGAGATATTCCCGTATTCCAAGTAATTCCGTCACTTATATTTTGTTTAGCCTTATTGGAGTCTCCCCAATATTTTCTTTCAACATTTTCAATAAATTCATTTTTAATATTATACCCAAAAACTAAAGAGTTATATTTATCTATCCAATGCTGTTCTCTTTTGAGAACATTAGATTCATCACATTCTTCTAAAAGTTCGATGATGTGATTATTTGTTCCATATTCTCTTAATGATTTGGATATAAGTGAAGAACGTTCTATGGTTTTACCATTAGATATATGTTCGTTATATCTTTGGTCTAATGTATCCCTATTCGTTTTTCCTATATACACCTTATCGGTTATATTATTAGTAATTTTATAAACTTTAGCCATATTAGTTAGTATCCTTTAGTTAGACTACCTATTATTTATAAGAAGTCTATCTCCCAGACACAGTCCAGATTTAATATTTTTTTCACCCGATTCTGTGGGGAATAGATGTTCTTCAGATGCTATTATCTGTTTACCACTTTCTGTAGTAATTTTAAACATTTTTTTCCTAGTTTTGGGAAATACAGTCAATACTTCATTCCATCCATTATTAGAAAGTACTAAGTCTCCCACTCGAATATCATTCAATTTCTTAGGTCCTTCCTTTGTATTTACTAAAGTGTTAGGATCTAAACAAAACCCACTTCTTGTTGTTTGAGTTGCAGATACGATTGGTACGTCAAATTCGACAGCAAGGCCACGTATTTCTTCGGCAATGGCTTTGATGTAGCTATAAGAGTTGATGGCACCGCCCATTCCTTTCATTCGTGATGAGGAGCAAATATTTAAGTAATCAATAAAAATAATATGGGGTACAAATTGCTTTTTAAGTTTAAGTTCATTTAACAAGCCGCGGTAATGGCCAGTGTGAGCAGCACCAGTTGGGTATTCCTTAATAATCAATTTACCTGTAGTATTTTTAGATATGTTTGATACCTTAGTGGTAAACATATCTTTAGACATTTTATCAATTTGATCAATAGGCACATTCAGTAAGTTAGCATCGATGCGCTCGGCAATTCTCTCCTCAGACATCTCTAATGTGATATAAAGCACATTTAAGTTCTGAGTTAATGCCGACGCGGCCATATGACACATGAACAGAGATTTTCCCACACCAGTTCCTGCGAGAGCAATGTTTAGTGTTTTATTTGGCAAACCGCCCTTGGTGATTTTATTGAAATAATCTAAGTCAAATGGAACGCGTTGCTCTTCAGTATGGTAGAAATCATATCGTCGTTCAACGTTTTCAATATAATCATGGCCAACGTTATTATCAAACCCAACCCCAAGTGCTTTGGTCAGAATGTCAGGCAGTGCATTCTTAGTAAGCGATTCGTGTTTACCATCAATAATAGAGATGGATTCCATGATCGCATTATATACTGCTCTGTCTTGGCACCACTTTTCAGTAGTATCTAATAACCATTGTTCATCGACTTCTGCATCAGTAAAAAGTTGTGGCAATACATCCATTGCCATATTATGCTGTTCACTTGTTAACTTATCGGTTTGATCTAACTCAATTTTAAAACTAGTAGAAGTAGGCAGTTTGTTGTATTTAGCGACAAACTTGCCAGTCTCTTTAAAGAGAGTTCGGTAAATACCTTCAAAGTACTCAGGTTTAATAAATGGTAACACTTTACGCATATATTTCTCATCAGTAAGAATATGGCGTAAAATGGTTTGCTCAAGATTTGCTTGCAACGTTGTTCTCCCTTTCCTTCATCATTACACTACCATCAGTAAGGCCTAATTCAATAATGGCCTCTAGTATTAAACCTGCGTGTTCTTGAAGGCCGGTTGTTGTTTCACTTAGATCATCATCAGGCGATGATACAATTCTAAAATTAAATGTCATATGATCTTGTATTTCATTAAACGCAATTGCATTATACTGCAACACCGTTTCAACATAATCACCGGTCATAAACCTAACACCCCAAGCATCTTCATTGTCTTGCAAGGGTACTAATACATAATCAACATTTTCTTTAAATTCATTCTCCATCGGGGTCTGCATATGCTTCTTTCCTGATCATGTAAGTCCTAGACAAATGCGCAGCAAAGTCTGTAGTGTCAAATACTGATTTCCAGAACTCTTCGTTCAGTGTCTCTTTTTCTCGGTACTTGCCCTCCAACACTTCTCCACTAGACTTATCAACTTTTTGATACCATCCATTACTAGGCTTAATAACATATCCACCAGCAATAGCAACGTCCAGCAAACCAGACCAACGCTGGACACCGCCTTCCCAAGAAACCGAGATAGGAATTTTTGATTTTTCTCTAACATATCGTGATTTTTCTACGTTAATGATAAAGTGGTAACCTTGAATTTCAGTGCCGACTTTATCTTGTTGACGGCCAAGAATCCAGATGTTATCGGCCGAATAATAAATTCCGGTGCCACCAGAAACAATTTGTTTAGGAAACAAACCAATTTCCTGATACGTGTGGTTAACAGCAATCAGTGGAATATTTTTCATATTCAAGTATGGTGTACACATGCGGAAAAGGCCTTTTAGCGCTTTGGCGCGAGACATATCCGCTACTGATTTTTCATTCATAGCATCATCTAACTCTTTCTTTGATGCTAGGTTGCCAATAGAGTCAATAACAACACATACCTTGTCACCGCGAGTTAATCCTTCAAGTTGACCGATCAAGTCAAATTTAAGCTCCTCGACGTTAGTAATTGGTGTATGCAACACACGCGATGGGTCAATGCCAAATTGCTCAAAATAAGATTGAGGCGAACCAAATTCTGAATCATAGAATAACATAACTGCATCTGGATACGCTTTCAAATATGCGCTGGCCATAATAAGGGCAAATGATGTTTTAAAGTGCTTAGATGGACCTGCCAACACTGTCAAACCCGCACTTAAACCACCATCAACTTTACCAGACAATGCAACGTTAATCATTGGCACCTCAGTAGGGATCATGTCCTTCTCATTAAAGAACTTTGATTCTGATAGAATTTCAGTATGCTCTAACTTACTATTCTTTTTTAATTTATCCATTATACTCATAATTTATCCTTATATGATATTGTAATACTCTTTGTACCACTCAACAAATTTAGCAACACCAACTTCTACTGATGTTGTTGGTTTATAACCAAGTGCTTGAAGTTTGGCAGTATCTGACCAGGTAGTTTGTGCATCAGCCGGATGTTTTTCAACTAATTCCTTTATTGCCTCCTTACCAACATTCTTTTCGATTTCACTCACAAAGTCCATGAGTTGAACTTGTTTACCATAACCTATATTATACACTGTTTTTAGTGTTTGTGTAGTATTATTTGCGTAATTGATAACAATATTAATGCCTTGGATAATATCGTCAATGTATGTAAAGTCGCGGATCATGTCACCATAATTAAATAATTTAATCGGTGTACCATCTATGATTGACTTAGTAAAGCTAAACAGGGCCATGTCTGGGCGGCCCCACGGACCGTAGACAGTAAAGAACCGAAGACCAATCGCTACTGGCAACTTACTAGCCATAAACTGAGATTCATTAGCAGCCTTAGAGTATGCGTATGCATTTAGCTGATAACCTAATTTTTCGGTTTCATTCCAAGGTAATTTGTTACCCACCATCACAGCTGAGGTTGAAGCATAAATCACTTTGTCAACGCCACGCCGTTCACAAATCTCAATTAAATTATTGGTGCCACTGATGTTATTGTCAATGTATAACTTTGGATGATCTAGTGAATGCCGAACACCAGCATAAGCACCCAAGTGTACTACAATATCAGGAGCAGCTGTAGTAACAGCATATTCAACATCAACCGTATTAGTAATATCACCTCTAATAACCATGATACCATTTTTTTCTAATAAAGAGCTGCGAGCAATCTTTAAATTAGGATGATAGTAATTATTAAAATTATCAATGCCAGTCACGCGGTGGCCTTCACCGTGGAGCTTTATTGCTGTGTGATATCCAATAAAGCCTGCACAGCCGGTTATTAAAATATTTGCCATTTTATCTTTCGATCGTTCGAACAGTGATACCTACTTCATCAAACATACTCTTAGAAAATTCCCATGAATCTTGCCATTTTTTAGGAATGCCAGCAGTTTCAGTTATAATTTCTTTAATGCCAACTTGTATAATGCCTTTGGCACACTCAGAGCACGGTGGCAATCCATGAATATAAAGTGATGCACCATCAAGTGAAACACCATTGTACGTAGCATTATAAATGACATTCATCTCTGCATGAACTACATACATGTATTTAGTAGGCTTGTCTTCGTACCTTTCGGCATAATCAAAAATACCTCTAGGAAAACCGTTATAGCCTTGAGCCAAAACATTGCGTTTGGGGCCAACAGCAATTGCGCCTACCTTGGTTGAGGGATCTTTAGACCATGATGCTACTTCTTTAGCAAGTCGTAAAAATACATGGTCCCAGCTATCATGCTCGTTAGACAAATGTTTTTGATGGTTTCCAGTCGTCCCAGTCGTCGTTTGTATCATTTTTTTCATAATTTAATGGTTTGTTGCGGTCAGAGTCGTAATAATGTTCTGAGTGAACTAGCGTAGATTCATTAGCCCATTTAGTGTGAGCTTTGTTCCATTCCTCAGGCGTAACGTCGTTAAGTCGTTTCTTGGGTTCTGTCATAATTTTTATTCCATTGTTTTTGTGTTAAAAATAACATGGTCTTTATATACATCTATTATACCATGAAAGCATCAAGTTGTAAATCGTTTTTTGCGATATTCGGTTGCCCCTGCCTTTGTTCCCACCCAGACTCCCATCCAGATTTATTACTTATATCGGATGGCACATGATCAAAGGTGTTATCGCTGCGTGGTACATAGTTTTGACCAAACCTAACAAAGTCACACATTACATCTTCGTTATCGCGTGGTGCGCCTCCCATGCGCTCACAGAGAAGATCCATGAATTCGTCCGTAGTATACCCGTTTGATAAGAGCTTCATGCATCGTATTGCGTTATTACCAAAGTAGCCATGCGACATATCATCAACTAAATCTTTGTGGTAGTCACCCATATCATATGAGAATGCAGCATACACAAAGTTAAATCGCTTGTGACCTTGTTCTATGTTATGCTCATTCAAATAATCAACTACTTCTTTATGAGTCCTTTTACGGCCTTCCTTTGGCAACCATTCCATAAAACGATCAACCAAAGGTTCAAGTTCGTTTACCATAAAATCAAGACACGTAACGCCTTTACGGGGTGACGGTGGCTGGTTGCCAATCGAAGTAAATAAAGGCTTTCCAGATTGCTTTTTCTCAATCATGAAAGCTTTCATATCTTTGATATCACGCAGCTTACCAAAATGTTGAACTACATTATTGCGGTAGCCGTGGTCACGGGTGAACGATGCGCCAGAACCTGTGATACGATGAACAAAGTACGTATAGAACCAAGTTCTTGTATCCCAACTTTCAGTAATATAACTATCGACAAGATCCCAATGTTTTTGGCCAAGAGCCGAGTTTTTAATTTGATGATGCCTCTTGGGTGTGTTAACACGAAACTTTAAGTCTTGCAATACGTTTGAGAACCCAGCCGCATCGCGTGTGTAACAATCGTAAATGTCAATATATTGCATCAATGGATCGTTGACTGCTTTATCAGCTTCTGATCCTAGATAAGATATATCGCCCCAGTTGCAATTATCTTGTAACCATTTTGCACGTGGGTAGTAGTAGTTAACTAATACATCCAGAGCTTCTTCATTCAGCCATTTGTTTGACATTCTTTTCCCAATCACGATATGAGTCTGTTTGATCAATAATTGATTTATCAATAAGGTCTGGCTCACGGCCTACGTTCCAAAATAGAATATCTTTATCGCTATTCTTAGGTATAAATTTCCACACCTTTCCGTCGTAGGTATCTATGTTAGGAAATGGTGGTAAGTTCTCTTTTTTCTCGCTTGAAGTAAATGCAAGGTTTTCAGAAATAGGCTTAGCCTTACCGAGTTCACCTGCTTTCATATTACGCGATACACAAACAGATACAAATTCAGTATCTGGCCAAGCAATCTGAAGCGCCCGTGTGAGCACGCCCGTGGACGTAGCGGTGTACACGACGTCAGGCGCAGGTATGCGTGAAGCAGACTTTACAATACCTGCTGTCACGCGTTCGTGTTTTAATCCAAGAGGAACAAAAAATGCATTCGAATGTTCGCTAGCCCATTTCTTTGCAATCAAATTTAGATTAGGCATTGCAGCGATACGATGAAAAGATACCTCAGCACCGCGTTCAATACAACAGGCTTGATGCACTGAAATCTTCTGAGAAGACGGCATGAATAGTCGCACCTTCTTATTGTGACGCTTTGCTACATCGAGGATTGATACGCCAGCTAAACCAGTTCTAGGCTGAACATACACGATAGTATCAAGGTGCTCAGGCAATGATGATATTAAGCAATCTCCACCACGTACTTTTGATCCTACAAGAAAATCATCCCGCACCACCCTGATTCCGTCGTGTGTCACAATTTCTGGCATTCCATAAGGATCTTCCCAATCCTTTGCCATCTCTAAATAATATTCTTTTGGATCGCCATAAAACGGATTTATGTCTCGGTTGACCCCGTCAATTACATGGTTATTATGCGGCAAGTGCTGTTACTCCCCAGTTTTTTCTAAAATGAAATGGCGGTGCAATGTGAAAAGACGAACCATGTTCCATAAACGTATTTGCGTATTTCTCAGGATCCATAGTGTACCATTCTTTTGGTGGCATTACAACTTTACCTTTTGACTCGGTATATAGCATATCGATAAAGTTATTGGTAAGCTCTTGTCGGTCTTTCCAAGAACCAAAAAAAGGAGTCTTCTTATAAAATCCAGATTTAGGAATGCGTCTTCCTTCAAACTCTACCGGAACTGGAGCAGCAAACCATACATCATCAGCTAATTCTTTGGCCTGGCTTACATAGTCCTTAATAGTATCTTTTAAAGAAAAATCAGGATAGCGTAAGATATGATGCCTAATATCAATTGATCCCAAGCAAAAAGTAGCTTTACCCACAAGTTCGCCCAAGTCCTGACGTAACCCTTTTTTTAAAGTTCCAAAAAGGGTTTTACCATCAGTACGATACACCCGGTCGCCTATGCCGCTAAACGCTATGGTATGTGAATCACCGAATGTGACACCATCAGTCAACAGGTCTTTCTGTTTGAGTGATGAAATACTTTGTATCCGTTTTGATACAAGGTCGCACCATTTCTCAGTAATGCCTTTATATGTAGTAGGAGCATCGAGCCGTTTCTTTAGCATAGCGCCGTAATCTGGCATATCCCAATCTAAAGACACGATGTTAGTGCAAGACATTACAAGGTTGATTTTATCAAATACTTCCTTATTTGCACCACCAAACAAATTAAGGGTGCCACCAAAATTAGCGCCATGCTCAATATATACTACATCAGCATTCTTAATGTACGGAGTGCATTTATGGTCTATAGATGCTTTGAGTTGATCTTTCCATAACAAAGACCAACCAAGCACATGCGACTTCTCATTCTTTGGAATGTTTGATATCGGATTAGTGATTACGTTCATTAGCTTACAAGATTAAAATGGCGTTCGTACACGTGCAAATTCTGAACTTGCCATGTAATAGTACCGGTTTCAACATTTAAAGTATTTGCTACTTGCTGCAAAAGATGCAGCTGCCAGGCATAATCATTCTTATAGCCATAGACGACATCGTTGGAACGCATCTGAACTACACAATGCAACTTACTATCACGAATGTAGTATGTGACTGAATTGGTACAGATAAAATCGTTTTTGCCATTCTCATTGTACTCATTCCAAATCGATGGACGAGTGTAAATCATAGACGCACGGCGAGAATCCGGATTAGTTTGTAATTCTTCCACGACTCTTTTAAATTGATTATAAAATTTATCTGAGTAAACTAATAAGCCGTAGTTTGAATTAATCTCGCCGTGCTTGTTTCCAGTCATTTTCCAGGCAGCAGGCACAGTACCTTCAATATCATTGACGTTGCTAGACATTGAATTGTACCATCGAAATTCACGCTGGATATATTCATAGCTTGGTTCGCCAAAGATAGCTGGCTCATCAGCTACGAATGATGCACCAAGGATCTCAATGGTTTTTGATCCATTACGATCTGTGGTAAAACGCTCATCTGCCAAAGCTTTGACAAAAAGATTGCGTATATCAGATACTTTTAACATTATTACTCCTGAGTTGATTTAACATTATACAACAGAACCTGTTATTTGTACATAATTTTTTGTTCTTTTTCACGGTCATCTAACTCGTATTCAGCACGCATCGTATTATTGGCACTTATAACAGCTTCTAATACTGATAATTTATCACTAAAGTTAACAAAAGCTTTGGTATCTTTAGGAAAACACGCTCCGCCAAACCCTAGTTTTCCATCAAACCCCGGCACTTTGGTATGGCTGTATCCAATACGAGAATCAGCACCTACAGCTTGAATAATTTGATTAAAATTATAACCATTATCAGCGCACATACTATAAAGTTGATTAAAGAAAGCTACCTTGGTTGCAAGGAAAGAATTAATAGTATATTTCACAACTGAAGCTTCTTCAATAGTTAATTTATACGAAGGACAAATATTGCATAGGCTATATTGCTGATAATATCTTTCAAGCGTGTCTGACGCCCGGGTATCTCCACCAAAGATGTGAAACGGCGGATTAATAAATTGTTCAGAAGCCGACTTCTCAGTTAAAAACTCAGGGTTATACACTACACTGCTTGTTGCAAATTCCCTTAACACATCTGGTGGTACTGTAGATTTAATTACTACCATACTGTGATTTAAAAAACCACGTAGCTTTAACTCATCCATCGTATTACGGATAATACTAAAATCACCCATAGGTGTAGGAACACACACGAATATTAAGTCGGTGCTAATATCGATATGATTAACATTATTGTTATACTTTGGATCGATAGTTTGCTTTATTACTTTTGGATTGGTAAATCCATAGTCAACAGCTTTACCAACAAATCCATGGCCAATGATTGCAATTTTAAAGTGCATTTATGACACCGGGTCTTCTTTTGCTTTGCGGTTTAAAAAATCACGTGATGGATCTTGACCGTCAATTTTACCGCGTGAATACGACACGGCAAAAGAAGCATAGTTGATCAGATCTTTAAGCGAGTCTTCGACTGATTCGAAGTTAGGTTCGTAGTTGGGATCGTTTTCCATTGCTTCTAGCACTGACCACAGCCGGATTGTTTTAGTGTTGATTAGTTCCATAATAGACATCACACCACGAGGGTAGTAGTCTGCCTGACGGATTCGTGACTTTTCATTTTGATAATCACGAGACTTTCGATCTTGGATTTCTGCACACTCTTGTAAGACTTTAATCGATTCACGCATAGTAACTCCTAAAAATTATATTATACCACAGTTTCATACTTATGTACACATGTGTATCGGTCTTTTTCGCCAAATACCCATTTTGCATAGCAGATGTACCTATTCTCATCTCGTTGAAAAAAGATTATATGGTCAGATATATCTTTTTTCCATAACACTTTTCTTTTACGTAAACTATGTTTACCACCATGCAGTACTTCTTCCATCCATGCATCAGGATCACGATGAACGCCAAATGTTTTTACTTCAACCGAAACACCTTCAGTATTAAACAAATCTTTATAAGGCGTGTCATCGTTAGTATAACCACATTTTTCAATAAGAAAATGTTCAGCGATTAGGCCGTTACGAGTGTTTTCATAGCTTGAATATCTATCTCGGTATTCTTCAGCCAAATGCTTTTCTAATTGATCTAAGTCAATATCGCTATCGACAAAAGTATCACCAACTTCAATATTCCACAACATTAAAAATTCCTATATACATATTCTAAAGCCCGATCTGCTTCTTTATCTAAAGGGCGAGAAGCATACCAGTTACCGGTTTCGGTATCAAATTGCCTACACATCTTGGCAATTTCTTGCACCGTGATAGGGTACTCGCTTTTAATAGCATTACCAGCAACAGCAACCATGATCTGGTACATTTTGTGATACCACCCAGTGCTGCTAATGACTTGATATTCTGATGCTAATTTTTTAGGCCAGAATGGGCACTCTCTATAACCGGTCCATTTGACACTGGTGTTTTCTAGTTGAGACTTCCGATGTTCAATAATTTGTTTTTGCCATTCGTCGGGCAATCGATCCATGAAACTGTTGGCGTTATTGGCCCTATCGTTATATGGCCACTTGGCGCAAAGAAAGTCCACATCAATATGCTCACCGCTATTAACAAAGAAAAAATTGTTAGCGCCAGCATACGTCGCAGGGATGTAATACATTCTGCTGAGGTCTTTAGTTTGTCTATCTCCGATTGATTCAAGTTCACTATTGAGTGCGAACCAGAAGTGTCGGATCTTCTCATTTGGTATAGACGCTGTAAGTGGGAAGACGAGCCGGAACTTCGGCCGTGCAACAGTGCTGCTTGCAGTACTATAACAAATATAATGCCACTTACCAAACCTATTTCGTAAAGCATTTTCTAAATCTCCTTCAAATATGTGATCGTCTACGTCAACCGCAGCCCAGCCTCCCCATTCAATTACGCTTTTATTAGAACGCGTAGAGCCTTCAACATAATTTGCAGGAGATATAAGATAAGCATCTTTTTTTGATTGCACCGGCTTTTGAGATAAAGCTTTAAGAGCCATCTCAAACTGTGCAAAGGACTCAAACTCTAATGAGTTGTGGGTCTTATTATCAAAAATACTTTTAAAACACGTCAGGTAAATAGCCATGATTATCCTTGTGGCTTGGTGCAATCCATCCTTCAGGTTTTATTAAGTCTGGCATTCCTAATGGATTTGGCCGCTCCGGCTTTACGCCAATGCTTTTGCTCATGTTAGCTTTGAGTACT